GTTAGAGGAATGACTTCTCTTAATATGAAAAAACGTAAAGCCGGAAAAAGGTCGAGGCAAACTTTAGAAGCTGAAGCAAGACATAATGCTTGGCTTAAAAAGAAAGGAATTTTTAAAAGTGTTAATAGAGTCAATGTTAATTCTATACCTAGCTACAGCGATGCTCGTTATGATATACCTACTTCTGACGCTATAGGAAACGGTGTAAAGGGTAAAAATAATAAGTACACTGGAACATATATAATAGGTATAGGAACTATGCATAAAAGTAATTCTGTCCCCATTACTAATAAACAAAGTGCTAGAGATATAGCAAATATGAGACGAGAACAGTGAATACAATAAAGTTTCATGACTTAGAATTATATCATGATGATGACGCATTTTTACCGTCTACTATTTCTAAATTTATAGTAGATGTGCCAAATGTAAAAGATGCTAAAGTTTTAGATATTGGTTGTGGTATAGGTCCCCTTTCAATTTCTTTTAAAAAGAATGGAGCGGCTGAAGTTACTGCCTTAGACATAGTAGATAAACATATTGAACTAGTAAAAAAGAATGCTGAGAAGCATAATGTAGAAATCAAAACTTTAAAATCTAATTTATATGAAAATGTTAAAGAAAAATATGATGTAATATTTTGCGATGTTTCAGGTATTCCTTATTCTATTTGTAATGTGACTAATTGGTATCCGGATAATGTGCCGACTGCAGATTTAACTGGAAATGATTTAGTTTTAAAAGTAATTGAAGATGCAAAAAAATATTTAAAACGTAGAGGTAAAGTTATTATTACTTCAACTACTTTAAGTGATCAAAATCAAGTAAGAAAAAAATTAGATCAACATTTCACAGAGTGGTCAATGTTTTCAAAGATAAAGAAATGGAACGTAATTTTTGAAAAGCACGTGCCTTTTTCTAAAGAACTAGAAGAATGTCATAAAATAAATTTAATAAATGAAAATAATTTTTTTATGAAAGGTAGCAGAAAACTATGGTCTTTTTATCTTTATGAAGGAACAGCATGAACTACGTTTTAATTTGGTTATTAGTTATTGTTGGAACTGATGGAGTAGAATCAGAGCATTCTAGGAAACTTGAATACAGAAGTATTTTTGATTGTGATAAAATAGCCACACAAATTAATGGTCAAGGTATACAAACAGGGTATTGTGAAGCAACTGCTAAAACAAGGTCCGAAGCGGCCGCAATAAAATAATGAGGAGAAAATAATGATAATAGTAATAGGTCAAAATCCAGGTTTAGGTAAAAAAGCTTTAAAGACTAATACTGGTGGTAGGTTAGAAGAGTGGATGTCCACTATATCACCAAACAGAAATTATTCTTTTACTAATACGTATCTTTATCCAGGTAAAGTAATTAAAAAAAATATAGATTATGATTTACTTAAAAAAACTACTAAAGAATATTCTAAAGTAATTGCTTTAGGTAATATAGCTTCAGAAGCTTTAACTAAAATTAAAGTAGATCATTTTAAATTACCTCATCCGTCTGGTCTTAATAGACAATTAAATGATAAGACTTATGTAAGTAAAGTTTTAAAAGACTGTTACAAATATATCACAGATGAAAAAAAATTTAATTAAATTGAAATTAACTGTTTACATCGCCTCAAAATTGTAGTAGAATACTAGTATTAAATGAGGAGAAATTATGAATAAAACTTTTAAAGAATTAGAAGATTTGAAAAAAAATAATGGAGTTAATTACGGATATATTGAATTAGTTCTAGAACAGTTAGCTAAAGATTATTCTGATGAAAATATTCAGATGTTAATTGAAACTCTTAATTCTAATGAACTTAATGTATTAAAATCAATTGTTAAATCAGTTGATGTTGGTATTCAAGATCGAGAGGTTGCGTAATGTCTAGTATGAGTGAAAAAGAAATAGAAGTTCAAGAAGCCCTTGATTTATTCATTAAGTTAGGAGCTTTAGGACGCGAAAGATTTTCTAGTTTATTAGTTAATCATTCTTTAAATATGGCCGCAGGTTTTAAATCTCAACTACTTTTTGATATGAGTGAAAAACTAGATGATAGAGATTTATCTGAAGGAATTTATGGAGGTGGAAATTGAAAAAAGCTAAGAAGAAAATAATAAAGAAAATAGCTAAGACTGGTATTAATGCTATTCCTTTAGATAAAGGCTTTGCCGCTATTAAAAATCATTTCCATTTTGAATTAGATAGAAAAGATTTTATTAATCCGATGAAAACTTATGCTAAGAAAAAATTTGGTAAAAAAGAATTTACTATTTTAAATTTATTTCCTTCTTATATTTGGGACGGAATGTCACATCATGCTGCTACTGCTTTTTGTGTTAATAACAATATTGATGTTCCTATAAATTATAAAAGTGCCTTATCTAATTATTTTCATAATAAGATTATAGAAGGTCAACCTCTTTATAAGGAATCGCTGCTCAAAAAGAAAACTATTAAAAATGTAGTTACTTTGTCACCGCAACAAAGATTGTATAAGAAAATTAATAATACCATCATGGCAGACCTAGATGATCTAGAAGATCAATGGATGGATGGTGAAGAAACGACACTTGATCTATATAGTAGATTTAAGTATCATGGGTTGTCAGGATCGGCTACTATACCGGTTCGACAAGTGCTTGAAGGATGGCTTCTTGATTATGAGGACGCTTATCATAAGCGATGTGAACAGGCGGTTGAGGGTTACTCCCATCTGTCCAGGCCTGAACTTAAGCACCGTATCAAATCTTGTCAGGAAATGCTCCTCGATCTTGATAAGATAAAGTCTGCAGCTAAGGCCACTCGTAAAATACGAATTAAAAAGCCTCGAGCTGCAGACAAACAAGTTCAACGTATACAATATCAAAAGGAGGATCCGAATTATAAATTAATGTCTATTAACCCATTGGTAGTTGTCGGTTCTTCTATATTGTATACGTTTAACACCAAGCATAAATTCTTAACTGAATATATTACGAATAGTAGTAATGGTTTTGAAATATCTGGTAGTACTATTAAAAACATTAATGCTTCTGAAAGTAGAAGAATATCTCTACGAAAGCCTGATGAAGTTTTGCCAGTAGTATTAAATAAATCACATAGTCAAATAGACAAAATATGGAAAACACTTACTACTAAAACAAAGGAAGCTAATGGTAGGATCAATGCTGATACTATCTTATTGAGAGTAATAAATAAATGATTGAAAATCAATTCTTAACTAAATCTAAATTCACTAAGCTTATTGAAGCTACTGTATCTGACAATAAAGGAGAGATGCTCTATATGGATGCAATACTTCATGTTTGTGAAACGAATAGTATTGAACCTGAAGATGTTCGAAAATTCATTTCACCAATAATAAAAGATAAGCTTGAAAGTGAAGCAATGCAACTGAATTATTTGCCAAAAGCTAATATGATAGACTCATCTTTATTTGAATAGGTGTATATATAATATACATACCTATTTACTTTTCGGTTGAAAAGTGGTATAATATTACAGTTAATACTTCAGTAAATACAAGGAACATACAAAAATGTCATTTCAAAATTTAAAACGCAATCGCGATCAAATCTCCAAATTAATTCAAGCAGCGGAAGCAACTGGTTCAGCCGGTGGTGATAAAAAATCTTATGTAGACGAACGAATTTGGAAACCTACAGTAGATAAAGCCGGAAACGGATATGCTGTATTAAGATTTTTACCTGCGGCAGAAGGTCAAGAACTTCCATGGGCTCGATATTGGGACCACGGTTTTAAAGGACCAACTGGACTTTGGTATATCGAAAAATCTCTTACGTCAATAGGTCAACAAGATCCTGTCGGAGAACTTAATTCTAGACTATGGAATACTGGTAATGAAGCTGACAAAGAGACAGCTCGTAAACAAAAGAGAAGACTACATTATGTAGTTAATGCTTTAGTTGTATCTGATCCAGGAAATCCTGCTAACGAAGGAAAAGTATTTCTTTATCAGTTTGGTAAAAAGATCTTTGACAAAATTATGGACGTTATGCAACCACAGTTTGCAGACGAAACTCCAATGAACCCATTTGATTTCTGGGCTGGTGCTAATTTTAAACTTAAGATTAGACAAGTCGAAGGATATAGAAATTATGATAAATCTGAATTTGACAAAGAGAGTCAATTATATGATGGAGACGAAGTTAAACTAGAAAAGGTTTATAATTCTTTACATCCAATTGGAGAGTTTGCAGATCCAAGTCAATATAAATCTTATGATGAGCTTAAAGCTAAATTAATGAGAGTTCTAGGTGAAGAAGCATCTATGGGTGCTCCTACTATGAAACAAGAAGCTCAGATGAATGCTCCGGTGGCAGCACCTGGAATGGTATCGTTGGAAACAAACGATATTACTAAAATCATTAAAGCTGAACCAATGACCGCTGAGGAAATGGTAGCTAAAGATGATGAAGACGATACTATGTCTTATTTTGCTAAATTGGCAAATGAAGACTAATATATAGTATAGGGTTGTTACTTAATAAACACGCGAGGGGTCATGGTCAATCCCTCAACAGTTTACAGTTTTTTGATCGACGGATCAAAATTAGTGTAGTGCAAGGAAACGCGTCTTACCAAGAGGCGTAACTTGATTGTTCAGGCGTGGTAGCCAGGTTCGAACCTGAGAAGGTGAGGATCACATCACTCTCCCGAGTGGGAACAAGTTCTAGTAGGTTAGAGAATGGTATCTCGGTCAAACTAGTTGGAGGTGAACCCAAGTCCTCCCTACACA